CAAATCCTTACGACAAGAACATTGTATTGTTAGATGATACCGAAGAGGATAATGTAACCAGTAAAAATGATCTAAAAAGCCTTAATACGGTAGCTAGTGAAGTTATTCAAGGTCTTTGGGGTAATGGGCAAGATCGTTTCAACAACCTATCAAATGCTGGATATAATGCTCAAGCCGTACAAGCTAAGGTAAATGACCTCTTAAATGCTGGAAACACTAAAGACTTGGATACTTTAGCAAATGAAGTGCTACAAGGTTTGTGGGGTAACGGTAAAGAGCGTTTCGACAGACTAACTGATGCTGGTTATGATGCCGAAGCGGTTCAAGATAAAGTGAATAGCCTTTTGAATGGTGGAAACGATATTTCAGACCTTGATACCGTCGCAAACGAGGTAATTCAAGGACTTTGGGGCAATGGACAGGAACGCTATGACAGTCTGACAAATGCAGGCTATGACGCTCAAGCCGTGCAAGACAGAGTAAACGAATTGCTTTCTTAACGAACTCACTAAAAAACTGTATAAAAACAAAATTTAATTACACTGGCCCGCTGGCATTCGCTAGCGGTTTTTTTGTTTGCTCTGAAAGTACTTTCTAAAATAAAAAAGTAATGATTTTTTCACTGTTTTTTATTTTTCCTACGAATAGATAAGTAGGAGGAATAAAAATGAAGATTTTAAATATTGAACTTGCGAGCATAGAACAGACTGACTTAGGCTTTGAACATTGGGTAAATATTACTTACACGGTGCCAATTTTAAAAAATGAATACACGGTCAAGTTGTTGCTCTTGATGGAATGCAAGATAGAGGACCAGGAAGTCATTGAGTATCTGGTATCAACTTGGAGGTATCGTGATCTGGTGTTACATTCTGTGCAGATGTATGAGATGGAAAGGGGCAAAAAAGGGGCAAAAATGCCGTAAACCTTTGGAAAATGATGTAAAAACAATTATTTTAAAGCTAAAAATATAGAGATTTTACAATACATAGGAACCTGTTGTAAATATATGTAATGGTATTTTTAAAAGCTGATGAACTATAANCGTATCCAACATCCGGACTACTCTATCCAGCAATTGGCTGACAGTTTGACAAATCCACTTACCAAAAGCGGTGTTAATCATAGATTGAGAAAGATAAATAAAATTGCTGATGAACTATAATGATATAAAACAACCCCTTGATTTATCAATGCTTTCAAGGGGTTTTGTTATATTGTAAAACTAAAAAGGGGCAGACAAGGGGCAGAATTAAAAAATACTATCTAATTTATCGACCAACTTATCCTCCATGTCTTGGGTCGTGTGAGAGTAGATTTCTAAGGTCATCTTAGCATTCGAGTGGCCAACTCGGTCCATGATCGATTTAATGGGAAGTCCCGATTCTGCTAAAAATGAAATATGGGAGTGTCTGAAAATATGGCTGGTTAGATTTTTGTCTATTCCAGCTTCCTTGCCATATTTTTTTAATATCTGTATAAAGCAAGCTATTGTTGTAGGCTGATTCCATCTTTCAAAGCAGAAGATATAATCTTCGCTTGACAATGGCTGGAAACGTTCGCTAAGACGTGCTATTTGTCTTTGAATTGCTTCCATAACAGTCTTAGAAGCTTTGATTGTCCGTATTGAATTTGTAGTCTTTGGAAGTGTTTTGATTTTGTTTACTGAGTCAAAATTACCTGTGATTTCAATTTTGCTATTTTGAAAATCTATATTCTTCAACTGTAAGGCAGCTAACTCTCCATATCGCATACCTGTCAAAGACAGAACAAGCACCATATCTGCATACTTCTGGTGGTATTCTCGACCATTTAGAACGTTCACTAAGGTTTTTACTTCATCCATGGTAAGGAAATTATTACGCTTTTTTTCTAGCTCTTCCAAAGTCTTTGGTCTTTGAGGAATTGTAGTATAATCCACTTCGTTATTCTCGATATAAGAATATTGAACAGCGTACTTGAAGATACCTCTGAGTCGGTGTCTGACTTTTTTAGCAGCAATATGTCCATTGGTTTCAATCACTTTTTCGATAGCTTCCTGGAGAAAACGTCTGTCTAAATTGGCCAATAAAGTGTCAGATGGTATGACTTCTTTCATCTTCTTATCAATTGACTTACAATTGTGTTTTGTCGACTCTTTGACTGTTTGTGACCATGATTTATAGAATAATTTATAAATCTCTTCAAAGGTAATACTCTCTACTTGTTTTTTATTTAGCTTTTGTTTTATCTTTTCTTGCAGAAGTAATGCTGCTTGATTTCGTGCCTGGGGAGTTTTCTTTTCCATCGTAACTGATACTTTTTTTAGTTTCTCAGTATATGGATCCTTATACCGTTCAAAAAATTTATATTTGCCGGTTGGCAATTCTTCCATCCACATTTGCTTTTCACCTCATTTCTTGATAAAATGGGTATAGTAAAGAGGGCTTTTTAATGCCTATCTTTCTATACATCATGCCTCACGCTCAGACTCGCCAAAGTTTTGAGAGCGTGGGGCTTTTTTTGTTTACGAATTATGAACGATTACATCCAACGCTCCCATGATGCGTTGTGCGTTTTCGACTGCTTCCTTGTATTCTTTCGAAGTGTTCTTTACTGGTTTTCTAATCAAGTCGATAAATATGACCGGTTTATTGAAGTCATTTGAGGTCACACGGACGGTCATGTTTAGAATTTTAGAGGTTGATTTTCGTTTGGACACGATACCACCTGCAACTGCTCCAATAGGTCCAAACATAGCGCCTGCAACCAAAGCTTGACCAACACCACCCGAAACAACAGTCTGATTATTTACAATCAATTCATACGATACTAAATCCTCGAATGAATACCAGTCAGTGTCATTTTTATCTTTCTTTACCAATGACGGTATCAATGATAAACCCATTGTACTAACCGCAAGTGTAGCTTTCGCTGTACCTTTAATTGCTCCTCCGACCAATCCAGAAGAGCCTTTTGCTTTTTGAGCTCCATGAATACGATAGGTACGATTATATCTATCAATCTCAAGTGGTCCGACTTTGTCCGTTTTTCTGCTTCGTGGAGCAGGAGACGGAGAAGCCAGTTTATCGACCGACTGAGGTTGTTCAGTCGGTTCTTGATTAGAGATGGAGTAACCGCAATTCGGACAGAATTTAAAGCCCTCTACTGGTTTGCCACATTCTGGACAAAATTTCATATTAACCTCCAATAAAATTTTTAAGTAAACTTTGATATTCTTCCATGACCATTACTTCATCAGTAACGCTTTTTAAATTGTAGAACTCCATAAATTTCAAGTAGTTGAAATCTTCCGGACTTTCTAAACCGTCAAGTGCATCTTCTAGTAAATGATGGATCATGTTCCGATTAGCTTCATTTTCGCACCTAACAAGCGCATTTTGGTATTCTCTTTCAGTGTGGTCTATGTGACCCAGTTCATGGAGAATTACTTGTTTTTGTTTTTCGGGTGCTAGATTTTTACTTACGAAAACTACTTTTATTTCGTCAATATAGATGCCAGACCTATTCCACAAATCCTTGTCGAAGTATTCAATCTTGACACCGTATTTTTTGCAAATGTCTTCAATGCTCATTTTCTATTAAGATATATTTCTATGATGTTTTGAATGGCTTCAATATCATCTTCATTTAACGGTTTACCGTCGAATGTTTTTGCGTTTTCTGCCATTTTGCGTAGATCGGAAGAAGTAAATTCGGGTTCTGTCGGTTTTTCAATTCTCAAAATATCGTTTGTAGAAGTATTAAATATTTTTGCTAAAGCAATCAATTTCTTACCAGTGGGCAAATTGATACCACTTTCCCATTTTGAAATTGTAGTTTGAGATTTATAGCCCAACATACTAGCCAATTCGCCTTGTTCGATATTTCTTGCTTCCCTTAATTCTTTAATTCTTTGTCCTATTTCTAGGTATCTTTCCTTGCTAACCATGACTTTTTTCTCCTTACGTTCTATAAGTCTATTATATAGAAGAAATGATTTAAAATCAAGTGAAACGATAGAAAAAATCAAAAAATATGAAAAAAAATCAAAAAAGTAGTTGACAGATGATTTTAAATCATTTATAATAAACTCGTAAACCAAATAAATGATTTTTAATCATAAAAGAAAGGAGAGGTATATGAGTAAGCCAACGATCACAATCGCAGAGTTGCGAGCACGTCATAACAAAATGACACAAAAAGAACTTGCTGAACTTGTAGGAGTACGCCCCCAAACAATCAACGCTTGGGAAAAAGACATTTCCTCAATCAAGGCACAGCACCTTTTGAAACTTTGCGAAATTTTGGGAACAACGGCAAGCGACCTTTTAGGCGTTTAATTTTTTTACAAAGTATATGATTTTAAATCATATAAGAAAGGAGTTATATGAGACCAAAACGATATCCGTATAGCGGAAAAATAAAAAAGCCTATCGAACAACCGATAGACTTACCGCAAAGAATTAGTAAACTTGAATCTCAAGTAATCAGTATAGCAAATCACGAAATGTTCAAAATACCATCTTCACGTTCTTCAACCGTATAACCTGCACTGATACATTCTGAAATTATTTCATCTTTAGGAATAGCATATAGTGTAGGATCTACGCAACAAACCTTAAACGATGGATCACTTAGAATCGTTTGAATGGTGTAATCCAAATGGTCCCATCCATAGCTTGGATAATTCTTTTGAGGTCTAGGCTGTAATTTTGGCATAAGATTACTCCTTTCTATTAAACTTTTGACTAAAACAGTGAGAGGTCCTAGTCAAAAGTTATTATAGCAAATCAAGGAGGAATCACATCGGTCTCAAGACTGATATATAGGAGGTTGGATGGAAGATAAAATCATAGAATTAGCTGATTACTTTATCAGTGAGAATACAACATACAGAGAAGCTAAAATAGCGTGTGAGAAGCTATTAAAACAAGTTAGCCATGAGATAGAACTCAGGGCTATGGAAAGTAAAATTCCTAAACAAAAAAGCACCTGACGAGAAGTCGGGCACTTACTAAAATTTTCAATTTAATTATATCACGAAAGGAGCGAATATGGAAGCAATTGAAGTTGTGAGAATAAAAGATGTGATCATCGAAAAGGTTTCGGCCAACGATGAAGAATTAGAACACATCTTTGGATGCACAAAGCGACAAGCAGGAGACATGAGACGAGAGATGAAGAAACTACCTAGCCAACAGAATCATCTCAGAAACGATGGCCAACTTGTCACAATTAAAGGGTTTGACGCATACCTACAATACAGAGGTAGTCGAGAATGGAAAAAAGAAATGGAAACAAGTAAAAAAATGAGGTCAGTTGGATGAAATTACTAGATAAACTTACAAAATGGTTTTTCAACACAACCAAAATCGAAATCAACACCGACTGGAGATTGGTTGCGTTGGACTTAAACCAAGAATTGATTGCAGCACAGGAAGAAAACCAAATACTTTATCAGCGCATCGCTGACTTGGAAAAACTTTTAGAGGTGTAACATGAAATACTTTATACCAAAAATTGATATTGAATGCGAAAGTTTTGAAGAAACCGAATCATCTTTTGGCAAGTATCCAAGGCATGAATACCATTTCAAAAACAGTTACGGCGCAAGTGTTATTCACAATCCTTATTCATACGGTTTAGAGTTAGCCGTGTTAAAACATGACAACGAAACTGAAGAATGGAATCTTACCTATGATACAAAAATTACAGATGATGTAGTCGGTTATATCAGCGGTAAAGAAGAATTAGAAAAACTTTTAAATATGATTTCAAAATTAGAAAAGGAAAATTAACATGACAGAACCAACTTTAGCAAGCCAATTTTTAGGAATTGCAACAATCATGACTTGCTTATTCATTACTTTGCTACTGATTGCAAATAGCGAACAGAAAGCAAGACGACAAAAAGAAGAACAAGAAAGACTAGACCAAGCAATTATTGAAGTTTATCAGCAAGGGCGAAATCAATTCAATAATATTGCACGCATGAACATTCGCAACTGCGATAGACAATCTACATACGATACCCAACCCCCTGTTGGTTTATCGAAGAAACAAAAACAAGGAGCATAAAATGGTACGAAATAAATTAACGGATTTAACAAATACGCTCTTTGCTCAATTGGAAACATTGGACGATAGGGATCTTACGTCAGATGAATTGAAGATTGAGCTGCAGCGTTCTAAACAGATGGTCGCTATTTCAGGCCAAATCTTACAAGCAGGACAGCTCGCCCTGGATGCTGAGAAGTTCAAGAATAAGGTAGGTGAAGTCAATGCCCCAATCGCTTTGCTGGAAGGATGAATACACCGAATACATGCATGAGATTTGCCCTGGTCGATTAACTCCAGAAGTAACTAGGCTACTAAATGAGAAATTCGGAACGAACTACACAAAAGCTCAAATAGGCGGTGTTCGTGGACGTCTAGGATTGTTTGTTGGAAATACGGCATTTCGAAATAAATTACTGAATAAGAAGCAGCATGATTATTTTACGAACAATCAACAAGGCAAGTCGGCCCAGGCAATGGCTGATGAAATGAACAAAAAATTTGGATTGTCGCTAACTAGTAGCCAGATAAGAAGCTATAGAAGAAATAATAATCTTTATAGCGGGTTGACGGGAAGATTTGAGAAAGGTCGAACCCCTCATAATAAGGGCAAGAAATACCCTAATATGCCAAGGAACAGTGGGCAATTTCAAAAAGGTAGCAAGCCGCCGAATTATGTCCCCGTCGGAACAATCAACTATACAACAGATGGCTACCCAAAAGAAAAAATCGGGGAGCCTAATAAATGGGTATTGAAACATCGCAAAGTTTGGGAAGATAATTTTGGGCCAATCCCAGAAGGTCATTCGGTTTGTTTTCTGGATGGAGATAAAACCAACTATGATATCTCTAACCTCATTCTTCTATCGCGAGAGGAACTCATTCGAATGAATCACAACGATTACTTTAGCACGGATCCAGAATTGACCAAGCTAGGAGCAGGTATCACAAAATTAACTAGAAAAATAAAACAACAGGAGTAAAAAATGGTAACGATCAACAAACTGGAAATCGAAAACGTCAAGCGCGTTAAAGCGGTCAAATTAGAGCCGTCAGCGACTGGTTTGACAATTGTGGGTGGAAATAACAACCAAGGGAAAACAAGCGTACTAGACGCGATTGCCTGGGCGCTAGGTGGCAACAAGTTTAAACCTAGCCAAGCACAACGCGAAGGAAGTACAATTCCGCCTAGTTTAAAAATCACACTATCAAACGGATTGATTGTAGAACGCAGCGGTAAGAATAGCACTCTCAAGGTCATCGACCCAAGTGGCAACAAGGCTGGTCAAAACTTGCTTGATAGCTTCGTAGAAGAGTTGGCCATCAACTTACCAAAATTCATGGAGCAGACTAGCAAAGAAAAAGCAAAAACTTTACTACAAATCATCGGAGTTGGTCCACAACTTGCCGAACTGGAAATGCAAGAAAAAGCCAAGTATGACGAGCGCCATGCAATTGGTGTGATTGCTGACCAAAAGGAAAAGTTTGCCAAAGAACAACCGTACTACCCCGACGCTCCGAAAGAGCTGATCTCTATTGCTGAGCTTATCCAACAACAACAAGCTATCCTTGCAAAAAATGGGGAGAATGCCCGTAAGCGCCAGAACTTGGTATCTATCCAAAATCAACACAACTCAGCAGCTGCAGAAGTAGAAAGACTAGAACAACTGCTGGCCGATGCCAAAGAAAAAGAAAGTCAGTTGGCTCAAGACTTGGCTATCGCGAATACCGATGCTATGGATCTTCTCGATGAATCGACTGAAGAAATCGAAAAGAATATCGCAGAGATTGACGAAATCAATCGTAAAGTACGAGCGAACCTAGACAAGGATAAGGCAGAAGAAGACGCTAAAGGTTATCGTGAGCAATACAAGGAGCTTGACAATGTGATTGCTGATATCCGCAAGCAGAAAACAGACTTGCTCACTAATGCAGACTTGCCATTACCTGGGTTATCTGTTGATGATGGCGAATTGCTCTATCTTGGCCAACGTTGGGACAATATGTCAGGCAGCCAACAATTACAAGTAGCAACTGCAATCGTGCGCAAATTGAAACCAGAATGTGGCTTTGTGCTCATTGACAAGTTGGAACAAATGGATCAGCTAACTCTACAAGAATTTGGCGCATGGCTTGAACAAGAAGGCTTGCAAGCTATCGCGACTCGTGTATCAACAGGAGATGAATGCAGCATCTTAATTGAAGATGGCTATAGCGTTAAACCAGAAACAATTCAAACACCGCAAGGATGGCAAGGCGGATTCTAAAAAAGAAAGAAGGAAAAATCATGAAAAAAACAGAAAAATTTATCGTTATTCGTAGTAAAAAAACAGGCGAATTTTTGATGAAATACAAAAGCAAGGACGGAGCTTTTGCTTATAGCGCAACTTGGACGGACGATCTGCAAGATGCGTCGACTGGATCACAAAAAGCGATGGAAATACAAGGCGATAAAATGCAAAAAGTCGCGGAAGCCTTTGGGGGTGAATTGCTTGTCGTAAATGCAACGTATGAGCTCGAAACACTCGACGGCGAAGAGCCAAAAGATCTTATGGAAGAAATTGAAGAAGCAAAACGCAAACGTCTAGTGAATCTTCTTCATGGACTCTTTTCAGACGACGATGATGAGGAGGACTAAAAAATGCAAATTACAAGAGGAAGGAAGGCGCGGGCTCAAAAGGTCGTGATTTATGGCCCGGAAGGAATCGGAAAGTCAACTTTTGCAGCACAATTTCCGGAGCCGGTATTCATTGACACGGAAGGCTCAACAGATAACATGGATGTGGCACGACTAGACAAGCCGACAAGCTGGACAATGCTGGTCAATGAGATTGCCTTTATCAAAGCAAACCCAACAGAATGTAAAACACTCATCGTTGATACAGTCGACTGGGCAGAACAATTGGCAGTAGCTCACGTATGCTCACAACATGGGAAACAAGGGATTGAAGATTTTGGATGGGGCAAGGGGTACACTTATGTCCAGGAAGAAATGGGGCGTTTCTTAAATGTCTTATCTGATCTGGTTGATATGGGTATCAATGTAGTATTGACTGCACACGCTCAAATCAAGAAATTTGAACAGCCAGACGAGATGGGTTCTTATGACCGCTACGAATTGAAGCTTGGTCAAAAGACTGGTTCTAAGACGGCGCCACTTGTAAAGGAATGGGCGGATATGGTTCTGTTTGCTAACTACAAGACCTTAGTCATGACGACTGACAACGGCAAGAAGAAAGCCCAGGGCGGTGAACGTGTAATGTATACCAACCATAGACCAGCGTGGGATGCGAAGAATCGACACGGTTTACCAGACGAAATGCCATTCAATTACGCAGGAATCGCTTATATCTTTGCTGGTCAACAAGTGCAAGCGCCACAACCACAGGTTGCACAACCTAAGCCGGTCGCTCCTGAGCCTCAGCAGACTACACCACAAGCCCCTGAACCAATTCAAGAAGAATTGCCACTCGATATGTCAACGGTATCCGAAGTACCTCAAAATGAAGCTCCTGGCGAGCCAGAGAGTGTTCCTGCTTCATATCACGCAAGCTTGCCAAAGAGTTTGACTGACCTTATGGCACAAGGAAACGTGACAGAAGAAGAACTTCAAAAAGTCGCATACATCCGTGGGCACTTCCCGCTGGGCACGCCAATTGAAAACTTCCCTCCTGATTATTGGGATATGATTGTGGCACATTGGCAGGCGACTATGGAAGTTATTCAAAATCAAGTACGAGCAGACACCGAATTGCCCTTTACCGTGTAAATTTTGGGAATTAGAAATCATAGCAAAATATAACAAGGAGTATCTATGAAAGATAAAACTATTAAAATCGATTTATCAAAAATTGCAAATACAGCCTTACAAGAAAAGGTTGACAAAGAACTTGAAAAAGTCCTTGAGAATATTCTGGATCTCAATACAGAAGCTAAAGCAACTCGCAAGGTTACTATCATACTAACGATGTCAACAGACGATGAACGTACAGTCGTTAAGACAGGTATGGAAGTCAAATCTACTCTAGCACCGCAGAAAGGTGTCGCAACAACCGTCATTGTCGGTCGTGACGACACTGGTAAAATTCATGCGAATGAGCTCAAAAGTGGTATTCCAGGTCAGACTTACTTTGATGACAACGGAGACATGAGAACCGACACTGGCGAACTCATCGAAAAGGTGGAAAAACAAAGTACAAATATCATTGATTACAATCAAAAGAAAGCAGGTAACTAACCATGACAGAAAATATTAAAGATGCATTATCATACGCAGTCGAACTAGCGGGTAAAGAAAACAAAATCATTCGTTCAGAAACCGGGAAGGAATATTTTGACAGCGATGAATATGACTTACGGGAACTTAACCCTCGTAAGTACGCACCTATCCTTGAGCTTCAGACACTCAAAAGTCTAGTTGACTACCTCAAATCAGATAACGATCTCATTAGTGATCGTAAACTTGTACTTGTTGTGGACAGTTGCCAAAAAGTATCTGTATATGATCAAGTTGATTTTGAAAACGGTAAACGTCCTCAACTTGTGTCTGTAAGAGCATCTGTCCCAGTTATTCCGTTCAGCTATTGGCGCGACCAGGAAGAATTCAATATTATGCTGCAGTCTATGTTTATCGATGATGTAGACCGTAACTTAGTTTTGGATTTTGCTAGCCATTTAAAAATCGAAAAAGGTGCAGAAGTACAGGACAATGGCATCAGCCAAATGGCTACAGTTCGCGATGGTGTGGCAAGCCTAGCACAAGCTAAAACTCCAAATCCAGTAACCTTGCGACCATATCGTACTTTCAATGAAGTAGAGCAGCCTGCTAGTCAATTCGTCTTCCGCCTCAACAAATTGGCAAATCTGGCCCTATTCGAAGCAGACGGTGGTAAATGGAAATTAGAAGCCGTCGAAAACATCGCAAATTATTTAAAAAATGAACTTGCTAGCAACGAAAAAATTACTATTTTAGCTTAAAGGAGAAAAAAACATGACACAACAACAATTTAACAACTTTGATCGCGAATATGACTGGAACGACACTATCCAAAAGGACTCGGAATTCGTCCTATTGCCTGAAGGCCTATACAATTTCACAGTTAAAAGCTACGAGCGTGGACGTCACACGCCAAACCCACAGAACCCAGGTAAATTACCAGCATGTAACAAGGCGACCGTTCATATTCAAATCGTAGCAAATGAAGGCGAAACAGAATTGCGCCACAACTTATTCTTGCATAGCTCAACCGAAGGCATGTTGTCAGCATTCTTTGGTGCTATTGGCCAAAAACGTAAAGGCGAACCACTTCGTATGGATTGGAACGCTATCGTAGGAAAAACTGGCGTATGTAAGGTCGGAGTTCGTGAGTACAATGGCAACAAGTACAACGAAGTTAAAGGTATGATCTACGCTGAAGATGTTGATTACACAAAAGTATTGAACCAACAAGTAGGACAAGCTCCACAACCTAGCTACCAACAACCGCAGCAGAACTTTGGACAACAACCACAAGGACAAGCTGGATACCAAGCCGGGCAATTCTAGGAGGTAGGGGATGCAATTAAGACCTTATCAACAGGAAGCACGGGAAGCTGTTCAGGCTGAATGGGCTAAAGGTCGCAAGCGCACGCTCTTAGTATTACCTACAGGTTGTGGAAAGACAATCGTCTTTTCCAAAATCATTGAAGACCAAGTGAAAGAGGGCAAGCGTGTGCTTGTCCTTGCTCATAGGTCTGAATTACTGGAACAGGCAAGCGATAAGCTCAAGACTGCGACAGGATTAGGAACGGCCTTAGAGAAAGCTGAAAATACCTCTATCGGTTCCTGGTATCGAGTAGTCGTCGGTTCTGTTCAGACTATGCAGAGAGAGAAACGACTTAGTCAATTCCCTCCGGATTGGTTTGATACGATTGTCGTTGATGAAGCCCATCACGCTATTTCAGAAGGCTATCAACGTGTCCTTGGCTATTTTGAACAGTCGAATGTATTAGGAGTGACTGCCACACCAGACCGTGGGGACATGAAGAACCTTGGCTCTTACTTCAATAGCTTAGCCTATGAGTATTCACTAGTTCAAGCTATTCAAGAAGGATATCTATCTAAAATCAAGGCTCTAACAATTCCACTTAGCTTGGATTTGTCAAATGTCAGTATGTCAGCGGGAGATTTTAAGGCGAGCGATGTCGGTACGGCATTAGATCCATACCTGGAACAGATAGCAGATGAAATGGCCAAGCAATGCGCTGACCGTAAAACAGTTGTATTCTTACCCTTGGTCAAGACATCGCAGAAGTTCCGCGATATCTTAAACGCAAAAGGTTTTCGCGCTGCGGAAGTGAACGGAGAGTCTAAGGATCGCGCAGAGATTCTGGAAGACTTTGAGAAGGACCACTACAACGTTCTTTGCAACTCTATGTTGCTAACAGAAGGTTGGGACTGCCCGTCAGTAGACTGCGTGGTAGTATTACGACCTACTAAGGTACGGGCGCTGTATAGCCAGATGGTAGGTCGTGGAACTCGCCTACATCCTGGAAAAGAAGAACTGCTCTTGCTCGACTTCCTCTGGCACACCGAACGCCACGAGCTATGCCGGCCAGCGCACTTGATTTGTGAGACTCCAGAAGTCGCTCAAAAAATGGTTGAGAATATGGAAGAGCAAACTGGTGTCATGCTTGACCTTGAGGATATGGAAGTGAAGGCAGCGGAAAACGTAGTCGCTCAACGCGAGGAAGCCTTAGCCAAACAATTGGAAGAAATGCGTAAGCGTAAGCGCAAGCTAGTAGATCCATTGCAATTTGAAATGTCTATCCATGCCGAAGACTTGTCGAACTACGTGCCAAACTTTGGATGGGAGATGGCACCTCCTAGCGATAAGCAAATCAAAGCACTTGAAAAATATGGCATCTTTACCGATGAAGTAGGAAATGCAGGAAAAGCAAATCTCTTACTAGACAGATTGCACAAACGACAATCAGAAGGTTTGACAACACCGAAACAAATTCGCTTCCTGGAAGGTCGTGGCTTCAAAGATGTCGGTATGTGGCAATTTGACCACGCTAGAAATATGATTGATCGTATTGCTGCTAACGGATGGAGATTACCTGTAGGCGTGCGACCGTCTGAATATGTGCCAAATTAAAGAAGGAGAAAACAGTGGCAGAGAATGATTTTAACTTATTGCCGTTGCTGGATTACATCAATCCTGCCACGGTAGACTATCAAACATGGGTCAATATTGGTATGGCTCTTAAACACGAAGGATACACGGCATCTGATTGGGATAATTGGTCGCAAAATGATAGCAGGTACAAGAAATTCGAATGCTTCAAGAAATGGGATACCTTCAACGAAGAAGCAGGAACAATCGTGACAGGTGCCACGATTACCCAGCTAGCAAAAGAAAACGGTTGGGTGTCACAATCCGGATACGATAGCGAGAATGCTCATGAATTAGGTTGGACAGATACAATCGACCGTGACTATCGTGTCATCGACAAGGACTGGATTGAAGGAAAAGAAATCCACGAACCGACGATTTGGAATCCGGTTCAGGAAATTATCAAATACCTTGAAACGCTCTTTGAAGCTAGCGAAAATGTTGGGTACGTTACTGAATGTTATCCAAAGACAGATGATGAAACAGGCGAGATTGTCAAATGGCTGCCAACAAAGGGAGCCTATGACCGTACTGCTGGACAATTGATTGAAGCACTTAGCAAATGTAATGGCGATATCGGTGCAGTCCTCGGTGACTACCACGAAGAAGCCGGTGCATGGGTACGTTTTAACCCTATGGATGGCAAGGGTGCCAAGAACGAAAACGTGACAGATTTCAGATATGCCCTGGTCGAATCCGACAGCATGCCAATCGATAAGCAAAACGCTATCTACAAAGAACTAGAATTGCCGATTGTTGCCCTGGTCCACAGTGGGAATAAATCACTGCACGCTATCGTCAAAGTAGATGCTAAGAATTACGAAGAGTATCGCAATCGTGTCGATTACCTTTATAAGATTTGTCAAAAGAACGGAATCATAGTCGATACACAGAACCGAAACCCAAGTAGGCTATCTCGCATGCCAGGTTTTATCCGCAATGGCCAGAAGCAATTCTTAGTAGACACAAACATCGGTAAGGCTGATTGGGATGAATGGTACCAATACATCGAAGACTTGAACGATGATTTGCCTGATCCTGAATCACTTTCAGATAGTTGGGATAACTTGCCAGAGTTGGCGCCTGAGTTGATTAAAGGCGTTCTTCGTCAAGGACACAAGATGCTGATTGCTGGACCTTCAAAAGCTGGTAAGTCATTCGCTTTAATTGAAATGTCAATCGCTATTGCTGAAGGTAAGAAGTGGCTTGGTTGGGATTGTACCCAAGGACGTGTGTTATATGTCAACCTGGAACTAGACCGTCCGTCAGCCTTGCATCGTTTCCGTGATGTTTATCAAGCTATGGGATTGGCACCACAGAATATCAACAACATCGATATCTGGAATCTTCGTGGGAAGACCGTACCGATGGACAAGCTAGCGCCCAAGCTCATTCGTCGAGCTTTGAAGAAAAATTACATCGCAGTCATCATTGACCCGATTTATAAAGTCCTGACGGGTGATGAAAATAGCGCGGACCAGATGGCGCACTTTACCAATCAATTCGACAAGGTAGCTACAGAACTTGGTTGCTCAGTTATCTACTGTCACCACCACTCAAAAGGCTCGCAAGGTGGCAAGAAGTCTATGGATCGGGCGAGTGGTTCGGGCGTGTTTGCTCGAGATCCTGACGCACTTATTGACTTAGTAGAATTGGAAGTGTCTGAAGAATTATTGACGCAGCGTTTGAACCAAGCAACGTGCCAACTCTATCAACGAGCACTACAAGAACGAAACAATGCCTACTACCAACAAAATGTCGGACTAGATGACCTATTAAGTCCAGCACAGATGAGAACACACTTCGAAAAAGGTATCTCGGATGTCATGGATCGAGCTCCTTATGTAGACATTCTCGAGGAAGTACGCAAACAAATTCAGATAGCGACAGCGTGGCGTGTGGAAGGTACACTTCGAGAGTTTGCCAAGTTCAATCCGGTGAATATGTGGTTCAGTTATCCAGTACACGCGCTTGATGAATCTGGAGTGCTGGCGGATATACAGTTAGAAGATGATAAACCGAGCTGGCAAAGAGCCAAAGAAACTCGCAAAAAGAATGCAAAGGAAGACAAAAAGCAAAAGCTGATAGAGTTTGACGAAGCAATCGAAAACGCAAATTATGGTGAACCACCATCAAAAGAAGATGTAGCTGATTACTTAGGTATAACTGTCAGAACTGTCGAAAGACGGATAAAAACATCTAAAAAATATCAAATCGATAAAAATACAGGCAATATTATCCCTGTAATAAAATCAGCGACAGAACCGAAAAAAACGGTGGTGTCCTAACAACGACAACACTATAAAAATACGGTAATGTCGTTGTCGCGACAGAACCGAAAAAAACGGTGGTGTCGTGCGACAGACAACTATATATTATATATATAGATAATGTCCTGTCGTCCATCATGTCCATACCTGTATAGACAGGGTTGCTTAAAACGCACCCTGTCATATACAAGGGTCATGGACTAAGCGCGAAATAAAAAAGAAAGGAAGTGCATTTTTAAAAATGTTAATTGAATTCTTTTTACCGATGAAAAAAATTCCGACTACAACACACCAACAAAAAAAGGTAAACGTACAATTTGGAAAGCCAATCTTTTATGAGCCGGCAGACTTGAAAAATGCCAGGGCAAAATTCGAGAGCTTGCTCGCGCAGCATGTTCCTCCAAATAAAATCAAAGGAGCAATTCGCTTGACTGTTAAGTGGTGCTTTCCTCGTATCAAGAAAAGCTACGATGGACAGTACAAGACCACAAAGCCAGACACGGACAACTTGCAGAAGTTACTCAAGGACTGCATGACAAAACTTGGCTATTGGCAAGATGATGCCCAGGTAGCAAGCGAAATCGTCGAAAAGTTCTGGGCAGACACAGTCGGGATCTATATCAAAGTTGAGGAATTGAAATGAAGATTGATTACATTGATTTCTTTAGCAGACAAATTCCGGAATGGATGGAACGCAGCAATCAGAAAAGCCAAGAGGTAGGATTTGGAACCGATGCTTATTGGCAATGGGTGGTGTCGTCAATTGGAGAGATTTGCAAACAATACAATGATGATGAGCTGGTGACAGAACAATTCGGTTTGCTCTTTAACTGGCTAGAAAAACAAGCAGGTTAAACTATGAAATATAGCAAACAACAAATGATTGAAGGTTTGGAACACTCGATTGAGAAAACCAATGAAGAAATCGAGAGATATTCCAAAGATTGCAATGGTCGATTCGCACAAGGTCGGACTGCGCATCGTGAGTTTTTGAAGAAAAACTAAAGAAAATGGAAGAACAGTTGGAGGGATTGAAAAATGAATAAACAAGAGCTGATTGAAGAAATTAAACAATCGAACGAAGTATTCCCAAAAATGCCCGTCTTGTATCTTATCGAACAACTAGACGAACCGCAGCCGTTAAAATTGAAAGACATCATCTCACGAATGAAACAGCTATTTCCTCTTAGTCGGTCAGAGTGGATTGATGAAATTTTAAAGGAATTTGGCGAAGAGTTTGGTTTGTGGAAATATAAGGCTGGTTACGAACAAGGAAAACTTGAGGGAATTGTTGAACGTGAAAAAGTCACAATCCCGCAGTTTGTGGCGGATTGGATTAAGTATTGCAAAAATACAAATGTAACCATGACAAGAGCTCTACTGGTTGGTGAAGTGGATTTTTACAATTATGCAAATCAAAAAGATCTTTCAAGACTAACAGATTTTTTTATTGATGGAAAAAATCAAAAGATTTTCGCCCGCGCTTGGTTGGACGGCTACGAGGTCGAGAAAGAAAAGCGGTATTGGGTGAAACTAAAAGCAGTGGATCAGTATCTTGTAAGTGCTAAAGATGAAAAATTCTTGGGATTTTTACAAAGCAAATTAAGAAGCAAATTCACCCGAAAAGAATTAGAAGATTTAGGCTTCGGCTGGGTGTTTGATTGCGAAGGGATTGAGATTGAGGAGGTGGAAGAATGATATTATCGGACGAAGAATATCTGGAATTTATAAAAGAAGGACAAAAATTTGCTTTGGAGAAACTCAAAGATTATTTCCAAAACGATGTAGAAAAGGAGGTGCAAGATGATTCCAAAGTTTAGAGCGTGGTATGTGTTAGCAGAAGAAATGATTAATGAAATATTGATAGTTTCATTTGTCAGAAAAGAAATCATAGGAAAATTTAAAGATGGTTCTACATCTGTTCCGCTAACATTTGAAGATAAGCGAAATGGGGAAGATGTTATCCTCATGCAATCAACAGGTCTTTATGACAAGGAAGGTACAGAAGTTTTTGAGGGCGATATCTTGCATCATCAGATACAGACAGAATATACCTTTATTGTCAAGTATGACAAAGACAAAGGTCGCTGGTATGGTGACGGTCTAAGTCGCACTTATCGCATTAATATCACGAAGGATTTTCTACAATATTACAAAGTCATTGGGAACATTTACGAAAATCCGGAACTTTTGGAGGATAAGGAGGTAGATAATTGACGATCAATATTAAGCAGAGATTAAAAGCCTTGCAATATATTGATATCAAAGTGAAGTCGAAACACCAGGAAATCATTAGCTTGAAGTCTGGTATTTTACGAGGACAGCAATTTGATAATATGCCGAAATCAAAAAATAATAAAAACAAGTCTGAAGAATTAAACGTGCTGATCATCGACAAGTCAGAACAACTCTATCGAGAAATTCAAGCTTTGTATAAAGAACGTGAGGAACTCATTCAAGCAATCGAGTCACTAGATGATCCAGTGGAGAACATCGTAATGCGATTGTTTTACATCGATGGGATGACCTGGAACGAAGTTGAGGCTAAGCTGAGATATAGCCGAGGCGCTATTCAAAAAATTAGGAAGTCTGCTTTTGGGAACTTATCAAAAAATGTGAACAAAGTGAACTAAAGTGAAACTTTAAAGTGATATTATGATATTGTCAGCAAGAGGCTGATAGGCTCCTATATATTTTTTACCGAAGGGCGTAATGCCCTTTATGGCGGCGATAGGATTCTCTACTATTTTGGTTCTCACACAGATAAGCTCTCCAAACTTTTTGTTTTCCCGGTTCGATTCCGGGCGCCGTCTTAATGACTACAACAAAATAAAAAAGAAAAGGTAACAATATACTATTGGTTCTGATAGAGGTAAGTAGTCGCCTCTCGTTAAGTCACTCATTGAGTGGCTTTTTGATTTTTAAGAAGTGGAGGTGATGGAAAATCACTAAATTGACTTTAAAACAACAGAGATTCGCTGACGAGTACATCATCAGCGCAAATGCGACAGATGCTGCTATTAAGGCAGGATATAGTGAAAAGACTGCTAGAAGTCAAGGACAGCGTCTGTTGACAAAAGCTGACATTTCTGATTACATTCAAAAACGAATGGAAGAGCTCCAGGATGAAAAAATCTTGACGCAAAAACAAATTCTTTTGATGTTGTCAGAGATTGCTTCTGGTCAAGCCATGGAAACCACGGTAGTCACGACTAAGGTTGCTGAATTGAAACTAGATCCTGTGAGTGGTAAGTCTGTTAAAGTCTACAACGAAATTCCTCAACTTGTCGAGTATCCTACGAAGAATAGCGATAGAAATAAAGCTCTTGAGTTACTAGGCAAACGATATAAGATGTGGACTGATAAAGTAGAGGCAGACGTTTCTGGAACGGTGGTGTTTGCGAATGAGTCAGACATACCAGATTAAACAGAACGATATTGTTGTAGACCTACCAAAGATGGTTGGAGCTGGATATGGTCAGTTCTGGCGATCGAGAAATCTTTATCGTGTCGTCAAAGGATCCCGTGGTTCGAAGAAGTCGAAGACGACTGCTTTGAATTATGTTACCCGTATTTTAAAATACCCATGGGCTAACTTACTTGTCATTCGTAGATACTCGAACACGAACAAGCAATCGACCTACACGGATTTCAAGTGGGCAGCTAACCAACTAAAAGTCGCTCATAAGTTTAAATTCAACGAGTCCTTGCCTGAAATAACTGTCAAAGAAACAGGCCAGAAGATTCTCTTCCGCGGTTTGGATGATGAACTTAAAATCACATCTATCACGGTTGATGTAGGCATACTGTGCTGGGCATGGTTTGAAGAAGCGTATCAAATCGAAACTGAAGATAAGTTCAGTACGGTCGTTGAGTCTATTCGTGGTAGCTTAGATGTGCCTGACTTTTTTAAACAAATCACGGTCACATTTAACCCGTGGAACGAGAGGCATTGGCTCAAGCGAGTCTTCTTTGATGAAGAAACTAGACGAGCTGACACGCTCTCAATGACAACTACCTATCGATGTAACGAGTGGCTGGATGAAGTCGATATCAAACGCTATGAGGATTTGTATCATACGAATCCAAGGCGTGCGAGAATTGTTTGTGACGGTGAATGGGGTGTCGCTGAAGGTTTAATCTACAACAACGTGACTGTCAAGGAATTTGACAAAGACGAGTTGCTACAAAACCCTGATAACAAGTTGTGCATCGGCCTTGACTTTGGTTTTACTCACGATCCAACCGCTTTATGTTGCTCGTTGATAAACGACAAAACGAAGGAAATACATATCTTTGACGAAGCGTACAGAGTCGGTCTGATAACCAAGGAAGTCGCTAAGATGATAAAGGACAAAGGGTATCATCGCTCTACAATCATCGCAGATAGCGCAGAGTCACGGCTAATCGAAGAGCTTAGGTCAGAGCATGGCATATCTCGAATCAAAGAAAGCAGGAAAGGAAAGGATAGTATCATGGCAGGCGTATCCAAATTGCAAGGATACGCTATTTATGTGCATCCGAGTTGTGAACATATCATGGATGAATTTTATAGCTATTGTTATCAACGCGATAAAGAAGGTAATTGGTTGAATAAACCAGAAGATAAGAATAACCACTTGATGGACGCGCTACGATATAGTCTTCAATGTATTGAAGGTGTCAAAGCTACTGTCCGCAGACGGTCAGATTTTGGCTTATAGAAAGGAATTAAATGTATCAGATTTTAACTTATCCGAGAGAAGGATATGACGAAACGGCTTTGAACAAGGGATTGATCTATAAGTTGATTCAAAAACACACACAAGAACGCCAGCGCTTGAAGAAGCTTAAAAACTATTATATGGGCGAACATGCTATTTTAAATCATGAGCGACGAAATAAGAACGCTCCAAACTTTAAAACAGTAGCAAACCATGCGAAAGATATTTCGGACACTGCCACAGGTTACTTTATGGGCAATGCAATCAAGTACAACAACACTGCTGAAGGTGATATCGAGCCCTTACTCGTAGCGTTTGATGGCGCTGAGATTGACCAAGTAGATACACAGAACGCTTTGAACATGTCTATCTACGGACGAGCTTACGAATACATCTATGCCAAGGAAGGACTGACTGAACTTGATTCGACTAGTGTAGACCCCGAGAATGTATTTCTGGTTTACGATGATAGCATTGAACGCAAGGTTCTCTTTGCAGTATACTACTACGAAATCAAGGATGATACAAAGGATGCTACTAAGTATCAAGCTGAAGTCTTTACTCAAAATTTGCACTATCACATTGTGCTGCATGATTCGAGCAAAGGAACGACGCAGAATGAAAATGTAGAACCTCACAATCTTGGTCAGGTCCCAATCATTGAATACCGAAACAATAACTTTGCAATTGGTGATTATGAACAACAGATTAGCTTAATCGATGCTTACAACTCATTGATGGGAAATCGTGTCAATGACAAGGAACAAGCGGTCGAGTCTATTCTCGTTTTGTACGGTGCGCAGTTGGCTGACAACCTGGAAGATGCCAGAGAAGCAATGAGCATCCTTGCTGAAGAAGGTCTTTTGGAATTGCCAACAGATGCCAAGGCTGATTTCTTGAAGAATGCTCTGGACGAGAATGCTACTGAAATCTTGCGTAAGGCTTTGAAAGAAGACATCTACACATTTAGTCATGTACCAAATTTGACAGATGAGAACTTTGCAGGCAATAGTTCTGGGGTGGCCATGGAGTTTAAGCTGCTAGGCCTTGAGATGATTACTAAGACCAAAGAAGCAAATTACAAACGTGGTATTCGTCAACGTATTGCTATCTTTGCTCATTATCTGGGCATGCAGCAGATTGCTCTTGAGGCACACTCAATCGTGCCACAGTTTAGCCGTGGATTGCCTAAGAACTTACTTGAATTGTCACAGGTTATCAATAATCTTGAAGGTAAGGTGTCACTTCGTCAGCTTATTTCTCTTTTGCCATTCGTTGAAGATCCTGACGCTGAATTGGAAGACCTCGAGGAAGAGAAAGAAAAGAACATGGAACGTGTGCCATTCTTTAACCAGGTGAACACGAAGCCGGACGAAGAGGTGACAGATGAAGAACCAAGACTATTGGACCAAGAGGAAGGCTAATCTCATCTATGAGCAGATGGATAAGGCTGAGAAGCAAGCGGACAAGTTTGATAAAGTCTACAAAGAGTCAAAAGCTTATCTAGACAAGCAAATCAATAAGGTCTTTGACAAATTTCAACGTGATTATGGTTTGAGTGAGCGTGATGCTCGTCATGTCTTAAAAAACATGAAGGACCAAAAAGACCTGAATGAACTTCGCAAGGTTCTTGAAGCAAGACCGGACGACCCAAATATTCAAAGGTTACTGGCTGATTTGGACAGTCCGGCTTACGCTTATCGCATGAAACGACTTGAACGGTTAAGCGCTGACTTGGATTCGATGCGTGAGTCTATCTATCATTCTGAGAAGAAAGGCTCAGATGCCTTTTACAGCGACCTCATGAAGGATAGCTACTACAAAGCTACCTTTGACTTGCAGCAGCAAACAGGACTTGCTTATAGCTTCTCCGACTTACCTGAAACAGAAATCAAACGTCTACAAGGTCTAAAATGGACGGGAGAGGCCTATTCGGACAGAATATGGTCAAATACTGGGGCGCTCGCTTCAAGTGTGAAAGACGAGCTTTTGGTGAGTCTTATGACTGGCCGAAGCGTAAGAGATACATCTCAAGCAATTGCTGAACGTTTTGAGGTCGGTCAAAATAAAGCTAGACGTTTGGTGCGGACAGAGTCAGCGTTTTTTCATAACCAGATGGAACTGCTCAGCTATGAAGATGCTGAGATTACAAAGTACAAATTTGTAGCAGTGTTGGACAAGCGCACATCTCACATTTGCCAGGAGCACGACAACAAGGTCTATAATACAGCCGATGCTGTTCCTGGTGTGAATTATCCACCACTACATCCTTGGTGTCGGTCTACGACTATCGCACACGATGATGATATCGAGTACAGCAAGTTAGAACGCAGGGCTAGAAATCCTGAAACAGGCAAAGTCGAGTACGTACCTGCTGATATGAGTTATAAAGAGTGGTACGATAAATACGTTGCAAAAAATAGAAAAAAGGAGAGCACCGAGAAACCGAAGGAAAATATAAAAAGATTTGACTTTTATCCATTAACGGAGGATAATATAGGTGACAAAGAAAGAATATTAAACATATCTAAAAGATTGAAGGCAGTTTCGGAAGACTACGAAAAAGAAACTGGTAAAAATATTTTAGAGTTATTCACAAATAAAAAATTGACAGATCGTTCCAATCCGTATGATGATGAAAAATCTAAATTTATAAGATTTTTATATAAACGAGTTGGCTATGATAGAAAACCGAATATTCTTAATGACAACGATATTGTTGGATTAGAGACCATATACCGTGGTGTAAGTGATAGTGAATCTGGAGAAATAAGTTCAAAAACTTTAAAGGATAATTTCAGTAAAGGTAAACTAGACCTAAGTGGTAGAGCAAAATCTGCCCATGGGCGTGGTATATATTTCGGAAGTAGTTTTGTTGCTGAGAGATATGCTAATAAAGGCACAAATCCATTGCTAATCAAAGCTTTTTACGACCCTTCTGATTTTAAATTTTTAACTGACGAACTTTACAAAAAAGAAAAGCATACTTGGTTGAAAATTTTAGACGATGATAATGAGTTATATGAATATTACCATTTTTTGATGAGTCAAATAGGAATAAATGACTCTAATGCGGATGTTTTTGCTGTTTTGCATGGTTACGATGGTTACAAAGCAATACATAATGATGGATTGTATACAGTTGTTTATAATCGCAGTAAGTTAGGAGTGCTCAAAGATGATTAAAATTTCAATCAGTTTATTGCTAGATGCAATTGAAGATAACATTGACGACGAAGCGCTTCAATCTATCGATTTCGAGAGTCAAATCAGAAAAATTACAAAAGAATTTCAGGGAGAAAATGGTAAGTTCTTAGTAAAAGAAGAAGCACTTGAAACACTCTCTTTGGACAGAAATACAAAGGATAAAATTATTGAACAAATAAAACAAAATAGTCAAAATGTTTTCGAAGATGATTTTGACACGTTGTTGCAATTATATTATTAAGCACCTAGAGAAATCTAAGTGCTTTTTTTATGCTCAGAAAGGAGTAAAACATGTTTATTTGGGAATGGGTATCAATCGCTTTCGGGTGGTTGGTATTTTTATTGCTGGTATCTTTTATCTTTTTGTTTATGAAAAATTTAAACAAAGAGTTCAAAAACAGAAAGTAGGTGATCCGACATCTTGACTGGCAGGAATAGACTGCTATAAATTACTGTAAATTGTTATAAACCGTATCAGATTTGATGCGGTTTTTATATTGTCCGAGCATTGATGACACTAAAAGCCATGGAATTATACAGTCAGGGATGACTTAAAAAATAGGAGGTTCGTAATGAACGAAGAAACACAAACAGTCGAAACGGTTGAAGCTCAAGGGGTGCCTGCAGAACCTACTATCGAAACACAACCGCAAGACGAGAAGAAGTACACAGATGCAGAAGTCGATGCTATCATCGACAAGAAGTTTGCTAAGTGGAAATCAGAGCAAGAAGCTAAAGAAAACGAAGCTAAGAAGCTTGCAAAGATGAACGCTGACGAGAAACAGAAATATCAGTTAGAACAGCGTGAGCAAGAATTGGCCAATCGTGAACAGGCGATTGCTCGTAAGGAATTGACCGCAGAAGCTAAGGCAATGTTAAGCGAACGTGGCTTACCAATTGAATTAGTGGGCGTGATTGATTTATCAAACGCAGAAGCCGTGACTGAATCAGTCGCAAGCATTCAGAAAACTTGGGAGGATGCAGTCCAGAAAGGTGTATCCGAACGCATGAAAGGTAGCGCACCTATCAAGACTGCGCCACAACAATCAACAGGGCTTTCAAGAGCTCAATTTTTCCAAATGAGTCATACAGAAAAGGCTGCGTTGAAACAGTCAAATCCTGAATTGTATAACTCGTTTTTAAATTAAATAAAAAGGGGAATTTAAAACATGCCACAAACTAAAATTGCAAATCTCGTAAATCCTGAAGTAATGGGAGATATGATTGCAGCTAAACTACCAAAGAAATTGCAAGTGATTCCATTTGCAACAATCGATCGTACGCTTCAAGGCGTGCCAGGAAACACAATCACAGTACCATCTTACACTTACATTGGCGATGCTGAAGACGTAAACGAAGGCGTAGAAGCCGGCGTTGTAGTTCTTGGTACATCTACTAAGACTGCCACAATCAAGAAAGCAATGAAAGCCGTTGAATTGACAGATGAAGCTGTCCTCTCTGGTTATGGTGACCCAGTAGGAAACGCAGAAAACCAACTCGCACTTTCTATTGCATCTAAAATCGATAACGATGCAATTGACGCTCTTTTGAAAACAAACACTCGTAAACATGATTCTAAAACAAAAGCAATTAGCTATGATGTAATCGTAGATGCTATTGATTTGTTTGAAGAAGAAGTCAATACTGAGAAAGTAATGTTTGTCAATCCAAAACAGGTTACAACTCTTCGTAAAGATCCTAACTTTATTTCAGCGGATAAATATCCAAACCAAGTTGTAATGACTGGTGAAATTGGTACAATCGCTAACGCTCGTATCGTACCTACTAAGAAGGTTGCTCTTGATACAACTAGCGCATTCTACACTTGTCCAATCATCAAACTTACTCACGATGACGAAACTGAAAAAGACACCGCAGCATTAACAGTCTACCTTAAACGTGATCCAAACGTCGAAGTAGACCGTAAATCATTGAAACGCTCTACTGAAATCTCAATCGACGAATTCTACACAGTGGCTGTTTCAGACGATTCTAAAGTCGTTCTTGCAGAAATCAAGAAATAAGGTCTGACCTATGAAAGTCAGAGTCAAACAAGCATTCAATGATTGGCAAGCGCAAGTGGTTCGCCAAGAGAATGAAGTCTTTGAGATGACAGAAGAACGCTTTGACGAACTGTCTCACAATCTCAAAGAAGGGTTCTCGGTTGATATCGCAGATGTAGTTGAAATCATTGACGAAGAAGAAACCGAAGCACAAGGAGACGAGACGACTCCTTTAGATTAGGAGGTCTTATGGAACTTGGAAAACTAAAAATATTAACAGGCGAGAGTGACGAAGCAGTCCTCTCGTCTTTGATTTTACGGGCAGAAAATATCATTTTATCAGAAACTAACCGAGACAATCTTACACCGGCACTTGAAAGACTTATCCCAGAGCTTGTAATCGAGCTCTACAATCGTTCAGGAAGCGAGGGAGAGCAGTCAAGAAGTGAAGGTGGTATATCTGTTACCTACGGAGAAAACGGATTGTCTACGGGCGTTCTACAACGTATTCGGATGCATCGCTTAGCGAGGGTGGCAGGCCATGTTTTTGAAAAAGAATAGACTAAAGCCATATCCCATGAAACGATTCAAGAAAATCGTGACAGATGAGGGGATTGCTAAGGAAGGATACACTGAAGCGGTTGAAGAAGTTCGACTTGAATTATGGCCGGCGAGTAGCAAGCTACAATCTGAAATCTATGGCGAACGCTTGAATGATATCCTGAATGCGAATGCGAGCAAGGACGCAGATATTAATGTCAAAGATGGTGTTTGTGTCGATAGTAAGACAGAAGTCACGCATCGGGTTATCTCGAAAAAAGTGTATAGCCAACATCAAGTACTGGAGTTAGAACGTGTCAGGTTTAATCGGAGCAGATAGTTTAATCGCTAAATGTCGTAAGTTATACGGTGCTAAAACTAATGAGATTGTAGGACAAGCACTATTACACGCTGGTAAAACAATCGTACAACCTGAAGCGAAACTCAGAGCTCCAGCAAATGAGGGCGAGCTGAGAAACAGTATCAGAGTCCGTCTTAAAATAAACGGCAACAAGATATCGAGTGAAATCTTCACGAACTCAGACCATGGCGCTTATGTCGAACTTGGAACAGGTCCGAAAGGACTAGCTAACCACTCTGGTATATCGCCAGAAGTGAGCGTGTCGTATCGCTCTACGCCTTGGTATGTGCATGAAGACCAAATCAACGTAGGACCTTACCACTTTGCCAAAAGAGGCGAGTTTTACAAGATGTATGGTCAACCAGCTCAACCTTACTTGTATCCTGCTTTGAAGGATAACCAGGAACGTGTATCAAGGAGCATCTCTAAATACGTTAGTAGGAAGATAAAGGAACAGATATAATGATCAATATTAAACCCGTAATTTATAAAGAATTGCAAAAGGTTGCAGATAATGTGACCGATACTTATCCGGACAATTGGGAGAACTTCCCGGTCGTCATTTTTTTGGAAGAACAAAACAAACCAGGTGAATGGTATGACGAGAAAGAGCGCAAGTCGAATATCCGCTACAAGGTTGATATATTCGACAGAGACAGTACAAGTAGTCTAGCAGTTGAAATCGACAAGATTTTTGCATCGTTAGGATTGCGAAGAACTGACTGTCAAGATGTGCCAGATCCATCGCACTTACGTCATAAGTTGATGCGATTTGAAGGAATCGTTGACCTAGACTCGCAACTGGTTTATCAATACAGAATGGAGAATTAATACATGTTAGCAAACGGAATTAAGCTCGCTTATGGAAAAACTAAAGGAACTTATACTGATCTTGTAGGACTTAAAGAAGTACCTGAATTCGGTATCGAACCTGAAAAGGTTGAAAATACAACCCTTGCAGACAAGGTTAAGAAATACGAATTTGGTATTGGTGATGCAGGGGAATTGGAATACAAATTCGCTTACAAGAACGACGGGGAAAATGCTCCTTACCGTGTTTTGCGTAAAGCAGCAGACAACAAGGAAAAACTCTTCTTTGAACAAACTTACCCAGACAATACTAAAGTCCAATTTGAAGGTCAAGTGTCTGTTAAACTTGGCGGTGGTGGTGTGAACTCTGTTATTGAATTCACACTTAAAATCGCATTACAATCCGAACTTGAATTCACAGATGGAATGGGAGGATAATAGATGACTACTCTACCATACGCAGTTTGGCAAGTCAGTGAGGATAAGGAGTTGAAGCTCCGCCTCACATCCTTGCAAGCGACGAAAGTCGAAGAAAAAATCGGAATGAATTTGCTCAAGGTGTTTATGCCCGCAGAAGGTGAATCTTTCACATTGCCTCCTTTGAAGGTGATGTTGCTCTTAACTCATGGAGCACTTCAAAAATATGAGCACGGCATTTCATTCGAAGATGTATCTGATCTATATGATTCTTACGTGGACAATGGCGGTGACCAGGCAGCGTTTATGGCAGATGTTGTCTTGCCGATGCTTCAAGTATCGGGTTTTATGCCACGGGAGAAAACAAGCAAGAAGAAAACTCCCAAAAAATCCAAAACCAAAATGGAAGTAGTCGACTAGAAGAGACTACTGTCAATTCAGTAAAAGAAATGGTTGAGAGGCTCTACCCGATGTTTTTAGATATTGGAGGAAAGCCTCTCGATTTTTGGGATTTAACTATATTAGAAATCAGAGACATGATTGAAAGCCACAATCGTGTCACGATTCAAAAACAAAAAGAAAAAATTGTTGAATCTTACAGGCTTTCGCAGATGATAGCGAATAACGTATCTTTGTTGATTTCAAAAGATGCCAAACCTCTTGATGTTTGGGAATACGCTCCGGACTTGTTCCAGGAAGAAAGGGAGCAAGTCGAGAAGGCAAGGCAAGAAGAAGAAATGCAATTGCATAAGGAACGCATGCGCTTGTTTGCTGAGAGTCACAATCGAAGAATGAAAATGAAAGGAGAATAGATGGGAGTTACTCTTGATGAGCTCAAGGTAATGATTGACGCTGAAATCGCACCTTTCAAGAACAAGATGAAAGAAGTCGAGAATAGAGTCAAAGACGCATCCGGAAAAGTCCAGGAATCAACCAACAAGATTAAGGCACAGTCCGGTTCTATGCTTGGTACATTTGCTAAATTGGCAAAATTCGCCGGCTTGGCATATCTTGGTAAGAAGATGCTCGATGTCGGTATGTATTCGACTCAAATGGCTCTTGAAGTTACTGCAGCAGTCAACCAAATCAAACGCCAAATGGGCGAGAGCTCGCAAACATTCTTAAAATGGGTTAACGATAACGCGAGCGCTATGAATATGGGTGTTGGTGAAGCGACAAAATACGGGGCGGTATATTCAAACTTATTTTCTGGCTTTATCAAAGACTCAAACAAGCTTAGCGCTTATACTGCTAAGATGCTTCAGACATCTGCAGTTGTAGCTGAAGGTTCAGGTCGTAGCATTACAGATGTTATGGAGCGTATTCGTTCTGGTTTGCTAGGGAACACGGAAGCAATTGAAGATTTAGGAATCAACGTCAATGTGGCGATGATTCAATCTACTGAAGCGTTCAAGCGCTTTGCAAATGGCCAAAGCTGGGATCAACTCGATTACCAAACTCAGCAACAGATTCGACTTATGGCTATCCTGGAACAAGCGACCGCCAAATATGGTACAACCTTGTCGCAGTCAGTTAACGGACGAATCAGCTTGTTTAAATCATTGCTGAAAGATGCTGCACTTAACGTAGGGAACGCATTCTTACCAATTATCAACGCTATCATGCCAGTCTTGAACTCGTTTGCGATGGTATTGAAGAATGTAACTGCCAAATTGGCTGAATTCATCACTTTAATGTTTAACAAGAAAGCAACAGTAAAAGACGGTGGTGTAGCTGGAGCAGTCAATGGCATGAACGGCTCGCTACAAGATGCAGCAGGCGGTGCAGGCGACCTAGCAGATGCTATGGGCGATGCAGATGATGCTTCAGGTGGTATGGCCGATAACCTCGACGACACAGCCAAGTCAGCCAAGAAAGCCGTTAAGGAATTACTCGGTCTAATGGGATTTGATGAAATCAACCTATTAGGTAAGAAAGACGATTCTGGTGATGATGACGGTGCTGGAAAAGGCAAAGGCGGAGGCAGTGGAGGCAAAGGTAAGAAAGGAAAGGGTGGCGGTGGCGCACCTTTCAAGGATATCTTGCCAGAAATTGCCTTAACCGATATGGATAACCAATTCAAGAGCATTTTTGATGGTTTAGGAAACAAGCTGAAAGGACTATCTGACCTTTTTAGCAAAGGCTTCACTGCTGCATTCAGAGCTGAAGGTTTAGAACGTATCAAGATTGGCCTTGGTCAAATCAAGACGACACTTGAAGAAATCGCTACTGATCCACGGGTCGTTAATGCCTTCAATGGCATGAACAAGAAAATCGCTTATGCACTAGGGCAGATTACAGGCTCTCTGGCAACTGTTGGAGTCGGTATCGGTGTTTTCCTTGCTGAAAGCATCGCAAACGGTCTAGGGCGTCAAAAAGAGCGCATTATTCGTGCTCTGGTGGCTCAATTTGAGAACACGGGTAATATGTTTGCCTCGGCTGGGAACATCGCTCAAGCGTTCGCAGACGGCTTCTATGACGTCATTACATCGACTGGTGCTATTCGTATTGGAAGTTCGATCGTGTCATCTATTTTAGCGATTAGTTCAATCATTACAGAGATTAGCTACAAGTTTGGTGGCGACCTTATGAAAGGTATCGAGCGAATTGTTACGGATAACATGCCTGGCATTGCTGAAATTTTTTCAAATACTTTGTCTGACATCGCTCCGATTTTCGAGAGTGCAGAACAAGCAATTAATGATATGGTCGACTCAATCAGTCGTGTGTATGATAATTATATTAGACCGTCGATTGAATCATCAACTAAGGCTATATCTGGTTTTGTTAGCGTATTTGTAAAAGGGTGGAACAATCATATCCAACCAGTCATCAAGAAAATCGGTCAAGGTTTCTCCGATACAATCGGTAAGCACATTTCACCATTGATTCAAAAGATTTTGGACATGGTTGCTAGCTTCCAAGAAATGTCACAAGTTATCAATGCTTATTTAGCACCAGTTATCAGCTTTATTGTTGACTTACTGATTAGAATCCTCGCTCCTGCCATTGAGTACATAGTAGAGGTTTTTCGTGTATTATTTAATACTGCTGCAGATATTTTGGGAGGAATAGCCGACTTCCTCAAAGGTGTGTTTGATATTATCACTGGTATCCTTACCGGTGATATGAGCAAAATCTTCGATGGCTTCACTGAAACAGGCGATGCCATCATGAACATCTTGTCTACAATCTTAACTGGATTGTTAGATTTAACAGTAGCAGTCTTGAAGTTTATTTGGGATACTGTTGTTGCAATCTTCCAGGGAATTTGGGACGGCATCGTAGCTATTTTCTCTCCGGTTGCGGAATGGTTCGCTGGAGTGTTTCAAGCTGCGTGGGATGGAATTGTTGCCATTTTCACGGATTTAGCAACATGGTTTGGTGATCGTTGGACTGAAGTGACTACTGCACTTTCAAATGTCGGTACTTGGTTCACAGATATGTTCCAGAAAGCTTGGAATGGACTTACTGGTATATTTGCCAATATCGGCACCTGGTTCGGAGAAAGATGGAATGACGTCACGAATGCACTTGCTAACGTAGCCACTTGGTTCGGAAGTATCTTCAAAACAGCATTTGAAGCGGTCAAGAACGCATTCAGCACGATTGGTAGCTTCTTCTCTGGTGTGTGGACCACGGTCAAAAACATCTTCGTGAACGCAGGTCAAATGGTCGGTAGTGCAGTTGGTGGTGCATTCAAGAGCGCAGTTAACGCCGTTCTAGGCACGATTGAGAATGTTGTCAATGGCTTCGTTGGTATGATCAACGGCGTCATCGGAATGATCAACAAAATCCCTGGCGTATCTCTAGGAAGCATTGGCTATGTCAGCCTTCCTCGTTTGGCTCGTGGTGGTATCGTTGATAGTCCTACCGTAGCCATGATTGGTGAGGCTGGTAAAGAGGTTGTTATGCCGCTTGAAAACACTGGATTCTTACAAACCATGGGACGCGTCGTTGGTGGCGCAGTAGTCAACGCTCTAGGTGGTGGCTTGACACAGTCAAGTGGCTTCAGTGGTAGTGGTGACATCGTCATTCAAATCGGTGGGCACGAATTTGGTCGTGTGGCCATCCAAGAAATCAATCGAGAACAAGAACGTGCAGGACAAGTCTTGCTTAACATTTAAAGGGAGGTAAAATGGCACGCTTAATCATTAACGGGGTGGCTGTTAAGCCTCCCAAATCTTTTCAGGTCGGTATCCAGGATATCGACGGAGAAACAGGGCGTAACGCAAACGGAGACATGGTGCGTGACCGTATCACGACCAAGCGCAAATTAGATTGTGAGTGGGGCATGCTGACTCAAGAAGAAATGAGTCAGCTTTTAAATGCCGTATCGCCTGAATTCTTTCAAGTGTCTTATCCGGATCCAATACATGGTCAAACAACTAAAACATTTTACGTCGGAGACAGAACGGCTCCGAGCTACTCGTTTACTGAGAAATTTAAGCCTTGGTCTGGCGCTAAGTTCAATCTGATAGAAAGGTAGGTTTTAAAATATGGATGTATTCAGACGACAGAAATTCAATGAAGCGATGTTTGCTAAAAACCGAACCCTTGCTATCAGAGTAGGACAGTATCAATCTAGAGACATCAACGAGGCTAGTTTTGATTATGGCTATATCAAAGGTGATGCCTACAAACCAGGAGGAACGTGCGCAGGTAGTGCCAAGATTGTTTTTGCGAGCGTGATCACATCGTTTAGAAAGTTAGATAAAATTTACCCAGAGATTGGTCTTTTAGTCGACGGAACCTATGAATGGGTTAAAATGGGCGAATACTTTATCAACGACATTGAAATCGACCGAAATCGTAAAACAACCGAACTTGAACTCATGGATGGCATGTTTAAGTTGAACCGTGAATATGTCACAGACCTAACCTATCCAGCAGATATTAAAAATGTAATCAAAGAAATTTGTTTAAAAACTGGCATCAAACTTTCTAACGAAATCATGGATGTTGCATCTATGAATTATCAAATTGACAAGGTGCCCGAAAATAAAAAACTAACATTTCGAGATGTTTTGAGCTTATCGACTCAAATGCTTGGGATGTCTTGCTTTTTCAACCGGGAAGGAAAACTTGAAATCAAGGAATTGACTGACTCAGGTATCGTGATTACAGCAGATAGTTACTTTATGCATGGTTTGACCAAAAGCGAGATTGAGTATCAAATCGCAGGGATAACCTGTAAAAAGGATAAAGAAACACTCACAGTTGGATTGCGTACAGGTCGTTCTCTTGAAATTGAGAATGTGTTGATGCACCAGCCTGCCTTAGATAACCTCTATCACAATATAAAGAATATCAGATACTATCCGTTTAGCTTGAATTATCAAGGACATCTGTTACTTGATGTTGGCCAGTGGGTGACCATCAAAACCAATACAGGGGAGACGTTCAAATCTCCAGTTTTGAGTCAATCTTTCAACTTCAAAGGTGGGCTACGTGGCCGTATTAGTGCCGACAGTAAAGCTGGCAATGATGCGCAGTATTCGTATGCCGGGACCATAACGAAAAAGATTTTACAATTTGATAATTTTGAAGCTCAACTTCAAAATAAAATTGAAGAAGCAGATAGAGGGTTCGACGCTAAGGTTGACCAAATCAACCAAGATTTTAGCGATCAAATAAAGCTCATCAAAGCTAAAACCGAAGAAGATAAACGTGCGTTATCTGAAGAAATCAACAGAAGGTTTCAAGATTTCAGTCCAGCTGGATTTGACGAAGCCAAAGCTAAAGCAGAGGAAGCCTTGA